GGTGGGCGCCCGGCAAGCAGGTGGATGAGCTTGCATTCAATGCCGGGCTGATCGCGTTTCGCAAGCGGCCGATGGGCGGGCGGATGAGGTAAATTTCAGATTTCAGATTTGAAACTTCAAATTTGAAGGATGGGGAGTCGAATCATGGGCGATGTGTTGGAATACCTGGTGGACGGAGTGAGCGGGCTTGCGCCCGGCGGGGTGGAGGGCGTGTGCATGGTGACCGGGGTGTGCAGCCTCGGTACTCCGGGGCAACCGTACCTTCTCGGAAAATCCTCGAACCTTGAAACCATTTTGGGGGTAGGCCCCCTTTGCGACCGGCTGCGCGATCTCTTTGCAGCGGGCGGGCAAAACCCGATCGTTATTGCCGTGCCGGTGGCGGCCTCGACGGCCGGGGTTATCGGCGCGATTACCCATACGGGTGCCGGGGCGGAGGTGACGGCGGCCGGCACGGTGCTGGCCGCTGCCCAGGTGGTGCTGACCATTATCCTGGGCGGGACGCGGAACGAGGCGACTTACACCCTGTCCCTTGACGGTGGGGACAGCACGGGACCCGTTCGAACCGTGCCGGTGGACGGCCTGATCGCGGTTGGCAGTGCGGGGGTTGTGATCACCGTGCCCGAGGAGCCTGACCTGGCTGCCGGGGATGTGTATGTTTTCGATGTGAGCGAGCCTGCGCCGTCGATCACGGATGTGATGACGGCCGTTGAGCAGCCTCTATCAATCTACGACGTGGAAATGGTCTACGTGGTGGGCGCATCGGACGCCACGGACTGGGCGGCGATGGGGGCGCAAGCCGACACCCTGTGGAACGCCCACCGTCCGGCGTTTTTCCTCGCAGAGACGCGGCTCCCGGATGAAGGCGAAACACTGGACGAGTGGGTGACCGCAATGCTCGCGGAAGCGGCCGATGCAAGCCACCGGTTTGTGGCGGTGTGCGCGGCATTCGGAGAGGTGTCGGACCGGACGGGGAAGCGCTTGCAGCGAAACTTCGCGGGCCTTGCGGCCGGGCGGATTGTCTCCATGCCTGTGATGCGGGCAATGGGCCGTGTGCGTGACGGCGGCATCTCGCAGGCTGCCCTCCCCGATCTCTTCACCGAGGCCATGCAGCAGCAGCTCGAATCGGACGGTCTCATCACGGCCAGGCGTTACGCGGGACTGGATGCGGCTTACTGGGGCGATGCGCGCACCCTGGCCGACGATACCAGCGACTACCGGTATATCGAGACGATTAGGACCGTGTTCAAGGCGGTGCGGAAAGCCCGGATCGCGGCGCTCAAATCCATGTACGACGAGGCCGGGGAACCGATGCTGGAGGCGGCCGCTACGGGGCTGAGCTACCTCAAAGCCAACATCGAAAATGCGCTGAACACCATGAGGGCCGCGGTACCGAAGGAACTGGTGGACTATGTTGTGACCATTCCGCCGGGCCAGGATATCGTGAATAACGGCGTGGCGGTGGAGATGGCGCTGATCGGCATCCCGATCATCCGACAGATCAAGCTCTACGCGAGTTACATTTATGCCGGATCGGCGTTCGATCCGAGACTGCAATAACCAGAGGACAGAGGTCAGAGGTCGGAGGTCAGAGGTCAGAATAAAACTGGATTCCCGCCTGCGCGGGAATGACGAGGAGGAGCAAATGCCGATCAATGGAAATTACTATGACTGGGAGAGCATCGAGATCCGGCTTCCCCAGGGGACGGCGGTGGGGCTGACCGAGATCAGCTACAACGACGAACGGGGCATTGAGCCGCGGTATGGGAAGGGCGCAGTTCCCAGGGGGTACGGCCGCAAGAACTACAAGGCGTCGGGCAATGCGACCCTGGACAAGGACGAGTTCGAGCGGCTTCGCTCGAACCTGGGCGGCACGGTGTATGCCAAACAGCCGTTTGACATCGTCGTAGCCTACGCCAACGACGATCAGCCCAGTGTGACCGACACCCTGAAGGGTGTGAAAATCACCAAGACCGATACCGGCGCAAAGCAGGAAGACGACAATGCCGGCGTGGTGAAGATCGATTTCGTCATCCTGGAGCCTATTGAGTGGGGCGGCGTGGCAGCGTACTGACAAAAATCTAAAATTTGAAATTTGATATTTCAGAAGGGACGGAAATTGAAATGGAGTTACCCACAGCGGTGATTGAGGCAAAGGAGAGCGGCAGCGAGGTGCTGGAGCTGACGAGCGAGGAAGGAAATGTCTACTACTTCAGGAAGCCGGGAAAGTCGGACATGAACCGGTACCTGACATTAGCTGCAAAGCAGAAGCTGGCGAGCGCGGCGCAGAATCTCATCTACGACCTGGCCATCCATCCGGGCAGGGATGAGATCAAGGGCATGGTGGATGAAAAGCCGGGGCTGATGGTTGCGCTCAGCAATGCGCTCCAGAACGCGGTGGGCCTCAACGCGGAGTTCGAAGTAAAAAAGTTATAGGGCTCCGGGAAGAGCTCGACAAGAGCTTCTTCCGCCAGGCGGAACTTATGGTGAGGCACTACCTGAACAGGGAGCCCGCGGAAGAGATCGACCGGTTGATGGAGCAATACGTGGAGGCGGCATGGGTGGAGGAAAGAACGATTTCGGCGATGGCTGCGGCTATTGCGAAGGCTTTCGGGGGCAAATAAAATCGCTTCGCGATTTTATACAGCGCAATGCTTCGCATGGCTTTCGCAGGATACCGGCTGCCGCATCGATGGCGGACCATACCACGGCGATTGTCACTGCCGAGATAAAGACGGCAATGACGATGCCGAGCCCTGCCTCAATTATGAATTGCAACGTTTCCATGTGCGGATCATATCCATAGGGGGCGAAAAAGTCAATGGAGAGCATCTTCAAGCTGGGGATCTTCCTTTCCGTTCTGGACAAGGTGAGCGGCCCTGCGGGCAGGATCGCGCACTCGATGGACACGCTCAAAGGCAAGGTGCAGAACCTGGGGCCGGCTTTCGACAAGTTCAAGACCTACGGGGTGCGGGTGGCCACTGCGGGCGCGCTGATGCTCCATGTCCTGGGCGGCGCCGTGGGGGCAACGGAGGCGACGCAGAAGGCCCTGGGGGAGCTTGCCTCGGTCGGAGTGAAGGACCTGGGCGGACTGGAGCGAGCGGGAGCGCAGTTCTCAAACCAGTGGGCCGGGACAAGCAAGTCGCAATTCATAAGCGCGGCGTATGACATTAAGAGCGGCATCTCCTCCCTGACGGATGAGGGCGTGGCCGAGTTCACGAAGCTCGCGGCCATCACCGGAAAGGCGACCAAGAGCACGACTGCCGAAATGACGAGCCTGTTTGCCACGGGCTACGGCATTTACAAGGATATGTACGGCAACCTCTCGGACATGCAATTTGGAGAGGTGTTTTCCGCGGGGATCGCGGCAAGCGTGCAGGCGTTCAAAACCACCGGGTCGGGCATGGCACAGGCCATTTCGACCCTGGGAGCAACGGCAACAACCGCCAAAGTGCCGCTCGAAGAACAATTGGCGATCCTCGGAATGCTCCAGGCGACCATGAGCGGATCCGAGGCGGGCACGAAGTATAAGGCCTTGATGCAGGCCGCGGCGGGCGCGGGCGACAAGCTGAAGCTCTCATTTACGGACGCAAACAATCAGCTCCTTTCCATGCCCGAGATCCTGACCAAGCTGAGAGGCAAGTACGGGGACACGCTCGATGCAATGGAGAAAATGGAGATCCAGAAGGCGTTCGGCACTCAGGAGGCGGTCGCGGTAATCGACCTTCTCTATGGCAAGATCGGCGCGCTCACCGAAAACACCAGAAGCCTTTCCGCTGCAACGCGGCAGGGGAGCGGGTTCACGGAAAGCATGGCCAAGGCCATGAACAACGTAGGCGACTCCCGCGCATTGATGTGGCAACAGGTGCACAATCTCGTTGAGGCGATCGGAAAACAGCTCATCCCGGTCATGATCCGGCTGTATGAGGTAATCGGCGCCGGGGCGGTCTGGTTCACCAAGTTCGCTGAAAAACACCAGACGCTCGTCCGGGTCGCCGTGATCGCGCTCGGGGTGATCGCAGGGCTGGCGTTTGCGCTGGGGACCCTGGCCGCGGCCCTGGGCGCAATAGGCCTGATGACGCCTTCCGTGATCTCAGGAATCGGGATGGTGAGCGGGGCGTATGCGGCGCTTCGAGCGAACATACTGGGCATGATTCCCGCCATGCGTCGGTGGCTGATGTGGCAGAGCTGGGCGCTCAAGACATACTTGTATCAGCAAGGTGGCATCCGGGGGCTGGCATCGAGCATCAACCGCAACATGCTGCCCGCCATTTGGGCCTGGGTGCGGGGCCTGGCTGCAGGGCTTTTGCCTGCGATAAGCGGCGCTGCGGCGGCCGTGTGGGGCTTTACGGCCGCGCTTCTTGCCAACCCCATCACCTGGGTGGTGATTGGAGTGGCTGCGCTTGTTGCCGCGTTCGTGCTGCTCTACAAGCATTGCGAGCCGGTGAGGAATGTAATTCTGGCAGTGGGCCGGGCGCTCAAGACCGCAGGAGAGTTCGTTCTCTTCTTCGTCGGCTTTCTGGTGGGAGGGCTGGTTGCAGGCGCTAAGGCGATTGTGACGATCTTGTCTCATCCGGTCGAGTTCGTGCAGTTTCTGGGCTACGAAATCGGGAGGGTGATCGATTGGGTGAGGGAGAAGTTCAACGGCCTGAGCCCGGCATTGCAGACTGCGGCAAAGCTCCTCCTCTCGTTTGTGTTTCCGCTGCTTGCGATCGCGTTCAACTGGGATGCGATCATGACGGGGGTAAGCGCTGCGCTGGAATGGATCCGCGGGCTAGTGCCGAGATTTCTGGAGGCAGGCTCGGCGCTCTTCGATGCGATCACTGCCGGCATCAAATCCAAGGTAACTGCGCCGGTTGAGGCGGTGAAGGGTGTTCTCGGAAAGATCGCGAACCTTATCCCTCATTCCGACGCGAAAGAAGGTCCTCTTTCCGGCCTGACGGCGAGCGGCCGGGCGATCATGGAGACCCTGGGGGCCGGGGTATCTGCGGCGGCGCCGGGACTGCATAAGACGATGGCAGGGGCGCTTGCCGGAGCGGCCCTGACCACATCGGTGGCCCTGAGCCCAATGCAAACGATCGCGCCACCGATCCAGGATCTGAGCGCAAAGGCTGCATGGGAATCACAGGCGATTGCTCCGCCCAAAATACCGGACCTGGCGGCCAAGGTTGACTGGTCCGCCGTAAGGGCGGAAAGCGCGGGGAAGCCCGTCACCGAGACAAAAAGGTCGGGAGGAGTCCACATTGCCTCACTCAGTGTAACGCTTCCAGGTGTAACCGATGCAGGGGGTTTCGTGGAAGAGCTGAAACGGCTGGTGGAGGGCTTCGATGCGTGACGGAATCCTTACCTTCGAACACGGGGAAGTTCGCCTCAACGGCGAGCTGATCCCCGGTATTCTGAGGAGCCTTTCGGTCACCGGCCTCGTTCGATTCGATGATGCCAAACAGGACGCAATGTCCGGCAAGGTGAAGACGCCCATAGGGTGGGAGGATGCGGATGTCTTCCTGGGCCTTGAGCTGACGAGCGACGATTCCGCCCTCGGCGGCGATTCCCTTGACTGCTATCAGAAGCTCGCCAGGATCAATGCCATTTTCAAAGGATACGACAATGGCGCGAACCCCAAGGTCTACGACGTGGTGAATCCCCATTTGAGGGCGAGGGGGATCAACCAGGTGGTGTTCTCCTCTCTCGATTCTGAGGAGGGTGATGACGATGACGCGATCAGCGCAAGGCTCATCTTCGTGGAGCACAATCCGCCCGTGCAGATTGCCGAAAATAGGGCGAACGCAAAAGACAAGGCAACCGGTCCGCCTGCAGTCAATGCCCCTGCAGAGCCTGCCAAGGATGCCGGCATCATGAAAGATCCGGGGCCGTTCGCAGCGGGATACGAGGGGTGGAAGTGATTACCGGAATCCGCATCCACTGTTTCATTGGAGGCATGGAGTTGCTCCGGGCGCCCCGGATCTGGATCGAGTCGGAGCGGCACAGGGCTCTTTCGCGCGCCGGGATTACGCTGCCTGATCCCAAGGGCGAGATCTGGCGGATGGTTTCAACGGGCGGCCCGGTGGAGATCCGATACGGGTACAGGGATGATGATCCGGCCTCATGGAAAGGGAGCGTCCACTGGAAGCGGCCGGGCACGGAAGACCAGGTGGAAATAGGGGCCGTTGGGGTGGAGCTTCCCCTCTCCGCCACCCGAATCACGCAGGCCTGGGAAAATGAGACGCCGGAGGCAATCATCCGGTGGGCCGTGGGCAGGGCGGGCATGGCGGCC